AACGACAAAAAACAGAACGTAGAGTTTGTAAATAATACACTTAGATATGTTGATGAAATATATCAAGATCTTTTTGATATAGAACTTGCACCTAAAAAATATATTGCAGGACAAGAACGTGATGTAGCAGGTGCATTTAACTACGGTAAAAGAGCAGTAGCACCTCATGGAGTATTCTTTGAAATGATGAACATGATAGGAGAGCCTAGATGGAAGACAGGAAACACTGGACCCTTCGCTGACGTTAATAACAGACTAAATCAAATTATTAGTATACCATTAAATAGAATAGCTGAAGAGTACGTGAATAGAC